CATCTGCTGATTAGCAATTCCTGTTAGTAGTCCGTAACCAAAATCAAGCCCTGCAACACCACCACTTACACTGTTTGCACCAGATGGAGAAACATTCGTACGTGGATTTGTGCTGACAAACCGATTGTAGTTTTCAACCATTCCGGGTCCTACGAGTGCAGTGTTTCCACGATAGAACAAACAGTTGTAGACGCTAGTACTACCGGTTTGCGCTGTACTGCAAGAAATTGATTCCCGGTCATTAAAACAACTTGTGCAGTTATAAACAGTGCGACCAAGTCCGTTACCTACAAAAATTACATCATAATCTCCACCAAAAAATTGACATCTTGTAACGCCAACATTTTGCGTTGTACTTGATGCAGCACTACTTGTAAAATAAACACTGACCCAAGAGTTTGTAAATATACATCTATCAATAGTGAATGAATTTACAGTTGTTGATGTAACTATCCTTATAGAAGACGCAGTCCATCCTGCACCACCAGAATCATAACAATTAAAAACACAATTATTGATTGCAATGTAGTCGCAGTTTGTCTGAGCATTAATACAGAAGTTAGATGTGCTTACAGAATAAAAATCAAACAATATGTTCTGTATTGTTGTGTATGTTTTTCCACTGATTGTGAGCAGGGTTGAACTACTTGGATTAGCCGTATCACTTGTAAAGTTTGTTATACGAACGATTCCAGATGACACGCCAGAAAACTGTGCCGCTGTTGGGTCACCAGAAATCACAAGCGTCTGTGTACTGGATGGAGTGATTGAAAGTGTCACACTGCCACGATAAACACCCGGTGCAATGTAAAGGTAGTTTGTCCCATTGGTCAAAACCATATTTGCAAGCGCATACGCTACGGTTGCCCATGCTTGATTTGCAGTAGGTCCTGTTCCAGCGTTGGCGTTATTACCATCAGTCCTAACGTAATAAGTAGCCATTACTCGGCATCTCCACTAATAATCTGTTGAGCCATAACGGTTGCAAATTGATAAACAATGCCAGCCTGAAATGTTTCATCCTGCTGAACCCACCAGATGTTGACGCTCGTTCCATCAACACCAAACGTACCGAGTACATTTCCATTGTCATCTTCGATGTCACCAAAGACACGCCAGTCTGTAGACGGTGCTGGCTCCTTGACTACCGAGAAGTTCTGGAAGTTCATTTGCCCACCTTCAGCGCATTGATTCCCGTACCCTTGAAAGGCATCGTCAAGAACGCCAGCACACTAGACACCGCAGCGGAGACACCCGCCGCTACCGCCTTGGAGCCGTAGAGTGCCAACACTGCGCCGAGCTCGCTGATGTCGTGTGCTTCGCTTGTGCGGATGCCATCACCGAAAACGGAAGTAAAAGCAGCTGTAAAAGCCACGATCACAACGACCACGAGTCTTTTGATGCTGATACTGTTCATCTTTGTATGATCGCCTCCAGGGCTGAAACTTTGTTCTCAAGTTTACCGAGCCGTTGCTCGATGCGGCGCACTTCCTGCTGCTGTCCATCAAGCGTCGAGATGATGTGTGCCACCTGAGTCTCCAGGCGCGTCAGCCTGACCTGTAGTGCGACCCAAGCGGCACCGATTGATACCGTCGTAATAAACGCCTGTATTCCGATTTGGACCCACATCTCAGGACTCATGCATACACCCCATCAATAACTTCACCTTTATCATGGTGCGATGGAGTCGAAGCTTGCACCACGCAGTGGATACAGTTAACCGTTTGTCCTGGCGCGAAGTCCGATGGTTTGACTGACTGCGTTCGTGTGGCCGTAGTCTGATCCGATGACCTCGTAATATGGCGCGAGGTTCTGAGGATTCCCGCTGGTGTATATTCTGTCATCGGCCTTGACTTCGACGTCTGGTGAGCACGTGAGCGTCCATGTACCAGACTGCTCGATCATGCCACCGACCACACCTTCGGTGTCGCCGGTGTTGCTTATGGTGCCACGGATCTCAGCGACCTGTATCCAGTGCTGTGACACGCCACCGATGCCATCCGCCGCATTGACGGTTCGCCAGATCGCGACACGGTCCGCGTACGAATACGCCTGGATCGCGTTCTTAAGCGCATTGCTGTAAGCTGCTGGAATCATACGAACACCATCGGTGAGAATCGCTTCGCCTGGTCGAGACAGTGCTCACGGAGCACGGCCATTTTCGCATCGACCTGTCCGTCCTTCACATCGATGAGGTGCGTGATGCTGGACGCTTTGCGAATCCAGCCCTGTCGCGCAGCTGCACGGATGTCGTATCTCTCAACGTTCGCCGGTCCGATGTCCTGCCACAAGAGGTCACCTGATCCGTCATTGACGCTGTAGCCGGTTGTCCTGGTCCACTGTGGGAACTGTGGCTCTGTGGCGCTCGATGTCCCTGCAATGACGCACTGATAGAGTCTGCCATTAGCCACGGTCGGGATGATGATGTCACCGACCACGAAGGCTGTGGATGCAGACCAGACAGCCCACCGAGCGTGATCGTCCACGAGCTGCTGTAGTGCGGTGCTGTCCAGGAACGGATATTGATCGCTGGCAACCATCCAAGCGAGACGGTCCAGTGCTTGAGTTCGAGTGAGTGGCATGAGCGATTCCTATGAAAAACAAAAAGGGAACGGGAATGGTATCCCGCTCCCCTTGACTGCGAAGGTGCTACAGACTAGGCTGCGGCAGCGCACTGAAGGACGATGAGCGAACCTGGGACCTGATCGGCCACGGTTGCAGTCACGTTGCCAACGTCGAAGGCGTTGAACGCATAGCGCTCGGTTGCCTTGAACGTAAGCGCGTCCTCGATGAACTTGACCTGGTCACTGACCTCAACCGATACGCCACGACGATCGCCGAAGGCCACGCCCTTGGAGAGGTCTCCGAGGACGACCATCGTCTTGGATGCAGCTACACTCGACGGCATGTTCTGGACGAAGCTGATCGGTATACCGAACAGGGTTGGTTCAGGACCGTACGCGTTCTGGATGTCCAGGATCGAGTTTCCAGAGAGTGCAATCAACTTGTCTGCGACACCGTTATAGAACACTTGCTTATGCATGTACCAGCGTGGCTGATTTGCATATGGCTGAAGCTTCGCGACCATTGACTGGAAGTTCGCCAGGGTAAAGCTCGAGAGTGCAGTGTTACTACCAGTAGCACCAACGACCATCGAGGCGATGTTTGCAAAGGTTGCAGACAGTCCCTTGATCTTTGGCATGATTCCGGTGATCGAACCATACGTCGATGTGCCATCGCCTTGGAATGCAGCTGCATCCTCAGCAAGTGCGAGACCGTATGCGAAGTCCTGCGCCAATGTGGCGCCGAAGTCGATGACGGTGTCTTCGTTCAGTTCCTTGGACACGATGGTCAGGATCGCGAGTTTCTTCGCGGTCAATGCGACCTGTGTAAAGGTGATGTCACTCGCGGTGATGGCGGTTGCTTCACCAGGGTAATACGTGGTTGTCGAAGTGGACGCGTTTGGCACGTTGAGGATGTCAGACGTCATCGGGTAAATACGGGAGAAGCGACGCGCTACACCGTACTCGTTACGAAGCCAGATCAGGCTGCTCGAAACGATTTCAGGGACGGTGAATCCACCCTCGGAGTTCGTTCCTTCGGTCTGCGACTTGACGCCATGCTCATCACACCACTTGGCTGCTTTGGCATTTCCTAGGACGTTGCCGCGAACCCACTGGCCGAATGCGTATGCTTTGAAGTCAGCCTCAGCCTTTGGTCCAGGGAATGGATTCCGGACAACACTGCCGGACTTCCATGGCTCAGACTTTGGCGCTTCAGATGCGACAGGAGCAGGCACGGAGCCGAACTCGCGAAGCATGTCGATGCGCTCAGAGAGAGACTTTGCGGATGCGTGGAGGCGATTGGCTTCGGCCATATCTCCGCCGTTGATGAGGACTTCTTTTGCAGCTGCGATTGTGGATTGTCGCTGTGCTTCGAGTTGTTCAATATTCATTAGGATAACTCCAGGATCATGAGCTGGCGGAGGAGAGCGTTCTTCGCTTCGTCCACTTCGCTCGGTTGGTCGACGATGGTTACATCTTCCGCCGGCGCTTCATCCCGAAGCTCAGCCCAGATGGTTTTGGCGAATCTTGTCGATTCAGCCCTGGAGAGACGAACTGCATCCCGCAGACGTCGCTCCACTTCTCGGATGGATGTCGGACGCTCGAGCATAGCCTTAAGGCTTTGTGCTTCCGCTGCCGGATCCTTTACTTTGCTGTTCAGTTCCTTGGCACGAACTGCGAATGCATCGATGATGGCATCCACATGTCCACTGCCGAGTCCACTGTCATATGCAGCTGTAACACCTGCACAGAGACGCTCGTAGAGCGCCTCGAGTCCTTCATGGACCATTTCCTTGTCAAGGTCGCCGTAGACATTCTCGACGAATGTCGCCACGTCTTCACCAGGTGCGACTGGAATCATCATCTCTTCTTCCATGCCATCCTCCATGTCGCCATACATGTCTTTTAGACTTTTGACCATGTTCATCGGTTCAGCAGGCGTCGGTGTGAGCGAAGCTTCACCGATCGGCCAGCGTGTGATCTCGTATCGACCATCAGACATCTTCTTGCGCTCGACCATGTGACCTGTGGCGCCGGACGAATATCCGAGCTTGCCAGACTTCGCGAGTTCCTGAATCATCTTCTGATACTGATCAGCCATCTCCACCTGGCTCTCATACCAGAGACCCTTGTCGTCCATGGTGATGAAGCCGGTTCCGATGCGTGACTTCCCGACCTGTTTGTCCTGGCCGTGATGGTAATACAGGTTCATCGGCACACGCTCGCCAGACTTCATCGGTCGACCGAAGTCAGTCGCCGCTGTGAAGTAGTCGCCCTCGAGGTCGGCGCCGCCGAAGCGCACCAGGTAACCACGCACACGACCGTTGTCATCTGCTTTGATTGCATCACCGAAGGATACCAAAGTCTGCATCATAACTCCTTGACCGGCACGACCAC